TGTGCAGATGATGTAGAACCACCAATAGTATTAGGTATGTCTATTAATAGTACAAATTTAACTGCTACTGTTAGAGTAGGAGAGGTTACAAATGAACAAACAGGAACTAGTGGTAATTCTTGTAAATTAAGATTACGTATAATTAAATAATAAAAAAGGAGAATGTTTATGTATTACGAAATTGAAATTCAAACAGATGTAGAAGGAAAAGATAGTAAGGGTATTTATACTTACAATGAAAAGGATAAGGCTATTGCTACTTATCATCAAAAAATGGCTAGTGGAATTACGGCAGGAATAGAAAGAAAACTAAATAAAGTAATGAATATGGTAATTAATGAACAAGGTGGAACTGTTGTTAAAGAATATTGGGAATACGTTGAACCCGAACCGAACGAGGAGGCTTAAAATGTGGCAGAGAGCAATGATGTCAAGTGGGGGGGGGTACTGTTAAGACAGGTACGTTTAGGATTGAAAATAGTAACAAAACTATGACCATAAGCACGGGGCTGAGTAACATACAAAGGCTTGTTGTTATTGGCATTATAGACGCTCACCCCACATTAAATCCTGCGGTGGTTGCATATTCATCTAACGCTCCTACGAAATACTCCGAATTAGGCACTGGCACATACGGTGGTGGTAGTAAAACAATAGGAGCGAATGGTACTGCGGGAATGGCGTTTGCGATTAACAGCATCTCGAATGGAAATGTTAGTATCACATCACCAAGTGGTGGTAGTTATGGAAGTAATCCATGTAAAGGAACGTATTATTGGTATGCAGAATAAATCCCTTTGTCTACTCTAGGCAAAGGGTAGATAAGGAGGATATAAATGTTTCAAAGAGCAGTAGTAAGTAGTGGCGGCGGAGAAGAAAAATATTACCACATATCCACTACTTATGGCAATAAAACTATAACTTGCGGATTCAGACCGAAAGTTATCATTATTAATCGTAGCGACAATACTGCTAACAAAGCATACGGGTGTGTATATGCTGAAAAGACTGTATTAGGAAATAACATGCAACATACGTTATCAGGCGGAACATGGCAAGCAGTTGGCAGTGGCACAGGTTACAATGTAATTGGTGCTATAACCGATACAGGGTTTATAATGTCTACTCAATACACCACGGCTTGTGATGTATATGCATGGGGATAAGTACAATGTCAGAACCGATAACGATTAACGCTCTCTTACAATTGGGCGGAATAATAGCAGGAGAAAAATAATGATAAGACAAGGCGACATCACGGGATTTGATGATGCCGAGATTATTGAAATTGATGAAGATACTTATATAGTCGAAGATAATGATAATCAAGACCTTGTTATTTCTATTGATGAAGAATTATGATAATACAAAAAATTAAATCAAAATTTAAAAATGTACATTCATTAGATGTATATGTAACTTTTTCTATTTTATCTCTAATAGTATATACAATTATTTCACAATATATATCTATTTATTATGAAGTAGTATTAGATACTCTTACTACTTGTTTCTTTGGTTTTTTTGGTGGAGAAATAGTGACTTGTGGACTAATTAAAATATTTAAATTTAGAGATAAAGAAAAAATTTCCGAAGAAATTGACGGAGTGGGTTGACAATTTAATATTTATATGATATAATATATATATGCGGTGGTGAGAATAGGTAGACGCTAAATCGTAAGTCAGAATAGGAACGTATGCCTCGGAAGAATGTCTGACATATAGGGTGCAAATCCCTATCCGCATTAGGAGAGAAAAAACTCATTTGTTTTTGTAAGGGTTGGGTCACTATACCCGACCCTAGTTTTAAAAGGTATAAATATATGAAAGTGATTATAGGATTTCTATTTATAGGTTGGTTACTTAATATCTGTGAAAGTATAATTGTATGGATATTTGAATGTATAGAAGAAAAAGATTGGTTGTGTCTTGCATTACCATTTATTATAATTACTCTTAGTATATTTATAACTTGGTTATTATATCGTTTTGGTATATATACAGATAAATTAATTGAACCTATCGCACATTAAGGTTGTAATTAGTTGCCCTACGTCCTGTAGGTCGGCTAATGATTTTGGGTGTGATAAATGAACGAAAGTCGTTAGAGTCTTTCAGCAGAAGCGGTATCTAGTGGGATTTAATTTGCGGATTAAATCATTCATTAAAAGTCTAAAACCACTAATATCAATTCTGTACTTATATTTATTTTTTTTATGGGGCTTATACAGTATAATTATTATTTTGGGGTATAAGTAATCAGTAGTGAGTTTGGGTATGCTGATATATTTTGTTTTCCCTTTGTGTGACCAAATAATCAGAGCATAACACTTCTTATCAGCCCGTCTGATGGCGCACACGAATAAAACAAATAAGATTAAAGAAATATTTATTTCTTTAATTGAGTTACAAAAATATGGGTAGACTTGCTTATCTATATGGTAATGATAATTTTGGGCGACAAGTCAGATTAGTTTGAGTTGGGGCGACTAATCAATAAATTTCTTTAAGAAATTTCTTAATGCCTTGTTTGCTGTGCAAGGTTAAAAAACCGCTTAATATTTATATTAATTCCTAAAAGATATAAAAGGTATAAAAGTCAATTAAATGAACAAGAATTGCGTGAGAAAATCGCACAAGAAGTTGCCGACAAAATGGATTATATGGGAACTTGTCTTAATGAGAGAAATATTATTCTTGGCATTATTACGGGCAAAAGAGAGCATATAGGTAGTCTTTGTGATAAATGTTGGGTGGCAGATTGTAAAAGCAAGGAATAATCTACATCATTCTGAAATAAAAGGTATAAAAATATGAGTAGACTTGAAGAACTAACAGATAGTTTATTTGGTGAAATGAGAGATATGACACCCGAAGAAAGTAAGGCTTGTAGAGAAAATATTTCAAAAATATCAAATCCTACAGGTGTTAATTTTTATGATTTAATGGGTATTCCACCTGCTTGTAGAAATTGTGGTAATCATCCTGTTAATGGCGGTAGTGGTATTTGTCATTGTACATTAGGTATAACACAGGTAACTTATTAAGGAGATAATTATGAAACCACCTACACCCGAAGAATTTTATAAGAATATGTTAGCAATTAAAGAATTTGATGATAATCCCGAAAAGGTACATATTAAATTTGATGAGTATATATGTGAAGTTTTAAAATCTTATGGCTTTCATAAAGGTGTAGAAGTATTTGAAGATACTGAATTTGAATTATGGTATTCTTAATATAAAGGAGATTAAAATTATGAATGAAATAATAGCATTTCTTTCAGAGAATTGGTACGTAATAGTAATGGTATTGGTCTTGTTATTTGCTATTTATTACACGATAACGAATAAGCAAAATGTTAAAAAATGGCTCTGTTACGCCGTAACAATTGCGGAACGTGACCTAAAATCGGGTACAGGACAACTTAAACTTAGACAAGTTTATGATATGTTTATTGAAAGATTTCCTGTGTTCTCTAAACTTGTACCCTTTTCAACGTTCAGCCTGTGGGTGGACGATGCTCTTGTCTTTTTAAGAGAGCAACTTGAAAAGAATGAAGCAATAAAGAATTTTGTTAATATATAATTTAGTACAGTACCTATAGGGTATTAATATATTTATACGTGGGATAGGGTCGCTCCCGATAAATAGTGTAGTCCAACTATTTCCCACGTATTTTTTTATTGGATAATATTTTATTAATTAAGAAAATAACATAATATATTTAAATATATATTTTAATATTTAATATTTATGATGACATATATAAGCCTGTTTGATAAAGGGGATGATAAACGTGCGAATAGGGCATAGTTCAATTAATGAATTGGGTAAAGTAAGTGGTGGAAAAGCAGGAGATAATAATGGTCGAGAAGTATGTTTTTCCACTTATACAAAGCGTAACTATAGTTATGTGTTACGTGCAAAAGATAAAAATATAGCAGAGAAAATTGCAAAAAGTTGTGAGGATGGTTGTCGAAATGACCATATTGGTTATTCTCAGCCCCATAGATTAACATTGCGTACACAAGCAAAATTAGTAGGAATGGATTTAAGTCGTATTTCAAAAGATTGTGAGTGTGATTGTAGTTCATTTGTAGCAGTTTGTTGTGAATGTGCAGGAATACCTGTGCCATATCCAAATGGTAACGCAATCACCACAAGTAATATGAAAATACATCTAATGAATACGGGTTATTTTGATTTACTTACAGATGAAAAATATTTAAATTCTGAAAAATTTTTGCAACGTGGAGATATATTAGTTGTAATTTCAAGTCATACTGTTATTGCATTAGAAAATGGAATTATGGCAGATATATCTAAAATAGAAACTCCTAAACCTAATCAAATTAAAGCAATAGACCTTTCACAATATAATGTAATAACAGATTATAAAAAATTATCACAAGAGATAAAATATATTTTTATTAGGATAGGCTATAGAGGTTATTCTAAAGGTACACTTACAGAAGATACTTTATTTAAGAAACATATAAAGGAATGTATTACTAATAATATAAGTAATATAGGTTTATATTATTATGACCAAAGTATCAATGAACAAGAAGCAATAGAACAAGCAGATTGGGTTGTTAATACACTTAAACATAATTGTATAAGCCAATATATTACATTACCAATATATATTGACTCTGAATATTCAAATAATCAACATAATGGTCGTGCTGATAATATATCCAAAGAACAACGTACTAAAAATATATTAGCATTTTGTAATAGAATACAAGAATTAGGGTTTAAGGCGGGTGCTTATGCTAGTAATTCTTGGTTTAAATCAATGGTTAATTTTGACCAAATAAAACATTTTAATATTTGGTGTGCAAGATATTCAACCCAAAAGCCAACTATATCTAAGTATGATATTTGGCAATATGGCTCAGAACAGTTTATTTGGGGTCAAAAACCGATTGATGTGAATTGGATATACAATTTATCAACTGATACTCAAAAAGTCGAAAATGGGGCAAATAATAGCGAAATAAAGATATGTAATAAAGTTTGTGTATCTGACTATTTAAATGTAAGACAAAAACCATTAATTAATGCTACTATTGTAGATAAATTATATAATAAAACAGAAGTACCTATATTTGGATATGTTCACGATTGGTATATGATTAGTACAGATATGAATAGATGGGTAAGTAGTAAATATATTTCTACAACACTTGGAAGAACTACTGCTAATCTTAATTATCGTGAAGGTGTAGGTACTAATAACAAATCTCTTGGAGTATATGAAAAAGGAACTATTGTCAAACTACTCAATAAAGCCACTATTAATAATGAATTATGGTATTTATGTTTAGATGAAACTGATAGATTTGGTTGGTGTAGTGGTAAATATATTGAATAATTTAAAAGGGAAAAGATATATATATTATCTTTTCCTTTTTTTTATTAATATAATAAATATTTTGCATAAGGCAATGTTTCAGACCATTTAATGAAATCTTCCCATTCTTTTAATTTATGTCCTTTACGTTGTTTACATATAGTTAAAATATTTTCATAATTCATTGTAATTGTTCTTTTTTGATTATAACATTCGGGCAAAAGTTTAATCATATCAAACCAATATTTTTTATCCTTTTTATCTAAATAAATATTTCTTGCCATATTTAGTGCATCTATTATATTACTTAATGTTTCATAACCGCTATCCGACATATCTTCATAGGAAAAATCGTCTGTACTAAATTGTTTTGAATGAATTTTATGCATTGTGGAAGTTGAATTTGCAACTGTTCCAATTTTATATGTATCGAATTGTTTGAACCAATAAATTGGAGCAGTAATATCAACACTTACAAATATCTGCCTAAGAAACTTTCTATGTTCTGTTCCACCTTTAATAAGTCTTACTGCTAAATCTAAATCTCCATCACATATTTGATATGGTGTCCAATCAATATTATCATTATCATTACAATTACATTTTAAACATTGACTACACATATTAGGTAGACAATATTTACTACTTGATTTATCCCACGAATTTAATGGATTCCGAAGTCCTCTAAATGCATTTTCAAAATTAAATACACTAACGTGTTCAAATTTAATCATTTGTACTACCAAACCCACCTTTACGAATTTTTTGTGTGTTATCGTTATCAACTGTAAGATATTTCATATATATACCTTGCGCTATTTTATCTCCTTTATGTAAATATTGTATATCATTTGATATATTCTTTAAGAAAATTCCGACGTTCCCATCGTTATCTTCATTAGAATAATAATCACTATCAATAATTCCAATAGTATTAGCAAGCATAAATTTGCCACCCATAGAACTTCTAACATCTAGCATTAAAAATTCATCAGACTGCATATATGCTTTAATATCTGTCCAAATCTTAATTATTTCATTAGGTTTAACTTCATAATTTTTATTACAATAAAAGTCATAACCTGCGGAATTAGTTGTACTTCTTGTAGGAATATGGTAATAATCTGATTTTCTTTTATCACTTCTAACAACTTCAAAACCCCGTCTAGGCTTATTGTTTTCATTATATAGTGTGAATATAATTCCCATTGTTGTTAAACAACAACCAATAGTAGTTAAAGTCCAACTATCTATACGTCCAAATAAATTAACAGCAAATATTACTATACTTGTAGCGCAAAAAATAATTGATATGATATTTAAATGTTTTCTAATTATTTTCTTGATATTATTCATATTAACCTCACTTTATTTGAATATTATAGTTTGTAGTAATCTTAGCACCACTAACATCTTTACCGTTTTTAATAGCATCTTTTATTGCTACCTTATCGGGAGATTCTTCTACTTTCTTTTTAATATACATACTTGGTAACAAATCAAAATTAGTAATTTCTACACTATCACTCTTTCTATAAGATATTTTAGAATGTGGCAATTCAAGTTTATATTTATGTAACTCTTTTGTATTAATTTCTCCATCTTCATTCATAAACTGTTTCTTTATAAAGAAATCAACACGATTCTTTAACCATTCTTTCTTATTTTCTCTTGCTTTCTTTTCTGCGGTAAGACGTTTGATTTCTTTATCTATTACAGAAATTTCTCCGTCTATCATTTTCTGCAAACAATTAGTATTATCAAGTTTTGTGTTAAGGTCAAGAAGAATTGAGTCATAAAGTTCATTAAACTCTTCTTCTGTTTCTACAACTTCTCCTGTCTCATCATTAACGTGATATTCAAGTAGATTCATCATACTATCTTCAATTTCAAAAAGATTTTTACTCATATATCTTCTCCTTTTCATTTGTTTTAATAAACATTATATAATTATTATTTTGATTACAACATTCTCTTAAAAGAGAAATTGTATAAATACCCTTCTTCTTTGTGCCATTACCTCTTAAACATTCATCATATCTAGGACATTCTTTAGAACCACAAAGACAAATATCATCTTCAAACATTATTAATCTATCCTTTCATAATTATATCCTTTTTCAGTTGTATAATATATATTTTGTATTCCTCTATCTTTTAATGCTTTAGCGCAACTAGGACAAGGTTTACACATTCTAGTTTTATTGCAACTTTCACGATATACAAATATTGAAACTTTCGACCAATCTATATCTAAATCTTTAGTATCAATAATACATTTCATTTCGGCGTGAATACAAGGTAAGTGATTATCAGCAGAATAAAATCTATTATTTTTTAAGGATTCACGATATTTATTATATTGATATTGTATAGGGTTAGTCTTTTTACTATTCCAACCATTTGCTATTATTTTATTTTTATAAACCAAAACCGCACCAATGTGAACATTCTTTTTATTATAATCACTAAATTTTGATGCGGTTTTGGCTAAATTAAAAAATTTATTTATATTCATACATATATTATATCATATGAATATTAAAATGTCAAGTAGTCAAATTATCTTCATTATTATCGTCTAATTCTACAAAAAATTGTTGTTCATTATCTGTATATTGGTCTGTATTTTGGATATAATCTATAAATGCAGGTAATAATACATAGTCATTTTCTTGCGCTCTACTTGCTAAATAATTATTCCAAAACAACCAATCTGTACTATTTAATTCCTTATCTAATTTGTCTTGATTAATTTGAAAGATTAACATTACGAAATCCTTTCAGCATATTGATTAGGACTTGATAATTCCACTCCTAATATTTCATCATAATGGTGTGATTGATTAGGTATAAATCTACCAAACTTTACTATTATATTTTTATAGCGTTTTAAGGCGTTTATTTGTTCCTTTATTTCATCGGGGTTATATCCTGTATATATAACTATATCATCGTCTGTAATAAGCCTAAAATGAGTTATAAGAGTATATAAATCTTCCCAACTATCAAAAGGTTCTAATCCACCACATACAATAGCATTAGTAATTGGATTTGAAATATATTTATAAATTAACTGTTTTATATCTATGTTTATATTTGGTGATAATGCAAGTGCGCTATTTTGACACACTTGCATACCACATTCTTTATCACATTTAAAACTACAAAAAGGGAATATAATAAACATTGATATATCTTTATAATTTATCATATCTGTTTCGATAATATCTTTAACTAACACTATTATCCCACTTTCTTAATTTAAACTCTTCTTTACGTTCTTTACTCCAAGTTTGAGTTTTAGTATAAAAACCAACTATCCTTGAATATTCAGATGTTTTAGGTTCTCCACAATTAGGACAAACATCACCATAAAATGCGTGATTATGGTCACAAGAAGAAATTTTTGTATTAAATGCAAAATATGTTACACCACTTTGGGCTATATAATTTGTCATTTTAAGAGCCTGTTCATAATTATTAAATGGTGCATCTATATTATAATGAAGTATTGAACCACCATTACAATAACCATCAAAAGCGGCTTGTATCTTAATTCTTTCTTGTCCTGTGGTCTGAATACCTAAAGGAATAAATTGATTACCATAAAGAGGTAAATCATAAATCTTAGCCTTTGGATAGAAAAACTTATCCTTTTTCATTAGTTTACCTGCGGCACTTTCAGCAGGTATTTGTTCTGTATTTATTTGATAATCACAATTGTTTTCTGCTATAAATTCTACTATAACTTCTCTAATTGTTTCAAATATCTTACGACCAAGTGTATAAGCCTTATCCGTGTAATAAACATTCCCTAATTCATCTTTTTCAATATATTTAAACTTTTTCATAGTTTCATATATACCGATAAATCCTACTGTATTATATAGATGTTCAAAATCAATAAGATTATATGTAAAATTAGGTAAAAGTCCTTTTTCTACATTTCTTTTAATTATATGTCTTACGCAATCTAAGGCTTGAAGATTTATATTTGTTCTTCTCTTTAATTCTGAAAGATATTCTTCTTCGTTTTTAGTATCAAGAGCAAGTCTAGCAAGGTTAATTGTAGATACTTTAACAGAACCAACTTTAAGAGCCGTTCCTCCCACGGAGTTAAAATAACCTAAGTCACGTATATCTGATTTAAGCCTACAACAATTTGAAAGACTATTAACTGATGTGTCTACAAATATATTACTATCAGCCCATTTCATATTATGTTTAATAGCCCATTCAGCAAATTCTTTATCCTCAAATCCGTCAAGTGTATTTAAATCGTAATTACCTTGTTTTCTTAATAGACTAATGGTACTAACAGGAAATGTAAACATACAAGTACTGCGTATATTTGACATAACTTCCATATACCATTTTTGGAACTCTATAATTTCTTCCTCAAAATCAATCATAAAAGTTCCATCGGGAAATTCTGAACCACCAAATAATGCTTCAAAATAGGGTCTATCAAAAACACTTGTATTAGTAAATGCACTTTGCGAACCATCTCTTACATAGGGTTGATTAAGAGCATATATAAGGCGTTGAAATGCTTGTTCTGCATAATATTTTTCGTTATGTGAAGTTTTTATTCCAAGGTAATCATTATCTATATCTTTTTTCCAAAAATAATACATATAAGGAATTATATTAGGTAGACCAACTGCACCACTTGTTCTATTACTTGCAAAACTTATAAATTCTTTTATAAAATCTACAAATGTAATAAGGTGTTGTGCAGGTAAAGCATTATGTCCATCAATAAAATATAATCCTTTTTCTGCTAAATCTTTAAGGTCGTAAGCAAAACAATAAGACCTAAACGTACACGAATTAGCATCGTGCATATATAATGCACCAATCCATTCCATTTCTAGCCAATCATTAGCCGCTTTAAAACCATATTTTTTTTGAATTTCATAATATATTTTATTAAATGCCAAAAGTTTACTATGAGGTTTTGGCATTTCTCTTTCAAGAGTTACAATATCTTTATGACTAACATTTGAGTTTCCGTCAATAGAAGCGTCTGCAACAGTTGTTTTATCTATAAAATTTTCAATAAAATCAGTATAAGATAACTGTGAGTCATCAAACCCATTAATCTCTGCAATATCAGTTCCATACTTTTCTTGCATACGATTATAAGCAGTTACAAAGTTTTTGCATAAATTAATATTAATATACATTTAAATTTTGCTCCTAATCGTTTATTTTTCATTTACCCACTTAACTGCTTTAGAAAAGTCCATTAATTCATTATCTACTTCAAGATAAGGGGCTTGTTGTATACCTTTTGATAACATAAGGTCTACATCATTACATATTTCAAAATTAATATTTTTACTTTGTAATTTCTTTTCAAGAACATTACATTTTGGACAATTTGTTGAATATAATATTATTTTAGCCATACTTCAATCCAATCTTCTTCATCAAACGTCTGTGTTTCCATAACTTCCATATCCATCATTGACTTTGCTTGGTCTGTAAATTGGTTGGGATAATCATAATCGGTTCTAAGTTCATCACCTTCAAACCATAACAATATAAGTTTTCGTGTAGGATTATCCCTTATAAAATCTTTAAGTGTCATTTCATAGATTACCTCCTTTCTTAACTATTTATATATCCATTTACATAGTATTTAAAGTTCATATAAGCATCTTCTAAACTTTTAAATTCTTGATTATTATAAGTAAATAATTCATAAAAACAATCTTTTTCTGTATTATATCCATTTTCTTCCATAAATTTAGTAAATACATCTAATAATCTTTTTAAATATTGTTTCTTTCCATCAATATTTTTAAATTGATAAATTGCTTCTATTTCCCAAGTATAAACATTTTTCTTTTTATTATAAATTACATCAAGGTCATTCATAGTTAGAAGATTAGGTTTATTAGAACTTAAATCATCATAAGATATAGCACCAAATATAAATTTACAATCTTCGTTTTCAGTACAATCTTCATTAAATGTATTATAATATTCTTTGTCTTTGTGATAATTTTTTATATCTATTATTTTCTGAATTGTTTTAAAAGGTTGATATTTTATAATCTTACCATAATAAATGTTTGATAATGTAGGGCAATGCCAATTATTACTCAAAATCGCTTTATCACATTCCTTTTTATTGTTTTTATATTTACAAAATATACAATTTAAATTTATCATTTCTGACTCCCATAATATTGTGCGCCTATCTTAATAGGATTTTGACCAATAGGCTTATTATTAAACTTTAATCTGTCATATTCTAATACATTAGTTTGACCATTTAATACCATAGCCACACATTCATAAGTATCATCTGTAGGTGTTGCTTTATCAATATTTCTATTTTTCCAAGTACTAAATTGACCTTTTTGTGATAATACTTCTTCAACTGTATTTGGGTATCTAGGGTCAAATATACGATTAAATATTGTTTCTATCGTAGCATATTTACTCTCTCTAATATCATATCCACATTCTAACTGTACGATACGTGAAACAAGTTCTATTTCTTCTTTAGTAAGTTGAATATTCCATCTATTTTGAGCCTTAACATTTGTAGTAGTAAAAATTAGTAGTAAAAGTGTCACGATAGTAAGTTTTTTAATTATCTTCATTCTCAAACTCCCTTTCTATTAATTCTTTTAAAAATGTATTACGTTTCTGTACAACATCAATTAATAAACTATTATTAAATGCTTTTTTACTACCTATATCACAATGTTTTTCTTTTGCACGTGTATCACTTACATATAATAACTGTTTACTTAGTAATCTTTCGTGTTGTTCACTAACTACATTTATTACGGCTTTCCATTCACCACCTTGACTTCTATGTGTTGATATTGCTCTTGCAAGTAAAAGAGTGTCTAATTTAGATTTAGGAATAACTATAAGTTCTTCATCAAATTGACAAACTAAGTATTTTTCCTGTACGTCACGAACGACTCCTATTTGTCCATTGAATAATTGTGTTAAAGGTACATCTTCTTCTGTGAGAACACCATCTGAATTATTAATCATTTCCCAAGATTCTAATGGCATAGCCCTATAATCATTTTTGGTATTAACAATACGACTATTTTTTCTAAATACTATATTAACACCATTTCTTTTATAAGAAAGTGATAACTCATTAGGTTTAGGTGGATTATATTCGTTTTCAATATATTCATTAAGTTTAAATGTACCACAATCACCTACATTATAAGGTGAAAGAATAATAATATCTTCTACTTTATATATTCCGCATAGACGTTCATATTCCTTTATTATTTCTTCAAAGATTTCATTCGTTTCTATGAACTTATAATTATTAGAGATTGTGAGTATATTTTCTTTAATCTTACACCTATCACTATCAAAAAATGCCTTGCCTTGTCTTACATTTTCACCCACAAATGCGCCACCACTTGTATCATATCTGAATACTTTTGTAAGTTCTGCGGTGGGTACTTTACCACTTTCAATAAGGTCACTAAATACGCAACCTTTTGAAATACTAGGTAATTGGTACATATCACCACAAAGAACAAATTTAGCATTAGAATTTGTAACACAATTCAACAGCATTATAAAAACATCTAATCCCACCATTGACATTTCATCTATAATGATAATATCTGAATTAATTTCTCCGTCTTTAAGACATTTTCTATGAATTGTACTAGCCTTACGATTTGTTTGATTAGAAAGTCTTAAAGCCGCCGCCCCTGTAGGTGCAAGTAATGAATATGAAAGTCCGTTATCTTCCATAAGTTTAATAAGTGCTTTAACTGATGAAGTTTTACCCGAACCTGCTTTTCCACTAAGAATTGCTATATCATATTCACACACATTACTTAATAAACTACTTTGTTCTTCTGTCATTTTGAAACCATCTACATCAGTATATTTAGTCCAATCTATATTAAGTTTATGAGGATTTTCTGTTTTTTCTTTCACAAGATTTGCTATCATACACTCCCCATTATATGTACTTGCAATAGCAACTCTATGAGTTTCTTCTTCATAATAAAATAACTCATTTGTTTGAACAACAGGAACAATTAAATCTTCTAATTCTTTTGCAATAGGATATTCATTTAAGATATAATAATATAAATCATTAGCATCTGTATATGTATCACCCTCATTTTCACTCTGTTCAAGTACACTTAATATTAAATATGCACACCTAAGTTCACTATGAACCAATTCGGGTCGAATAGACATAATAAGTTTATCGGCATTTTCAAAAGACCTATTTAGTATAGAAATTAAAACCTTATAAGGATTCTCTTTGAGTGCCGTATCTATATTATCTTCATTAGTATATTCAGAAATTAACTGTTTAATATCAGTTATATTAATTTCATATTCTTTAAATCTCTGTAACATATTATAATACTTATACTTCTCTGTAAGATTACGTGTATAAGCATTAAGATAAGCCGTACCTACTCCGTGTATAAGAGATAAATCAATACTTTCTTGTCCTTCTGTTAATACTTTTTCTATAAAATTAGGATATGCGTCAAGAATATTATTAGCAATCTTTTCACTTGACGTACAATCCATAAGTATTTCAAATGATTCAGCCCTTGTAAGTGTCTTAAAATCAAGTCCTGCCATTGAAGGTACGCTAATAATACGAACACAAGAGCCATATTTAGGGTCACAGGATATTTCCTCAACCTCTAATTCATATTCTTTTCCCTCAACAATATAACTATCTTCCCCCTTACTGGAAAATGTCATATAAGGAGAAAGTTTAAGAGTTTCATATCCACTTATCCCACTCCAACTGAATATACGAAAATCCCCATTTGAAAAATTACACCTTAAACATTTTGCCTTTACTTTTATTGACATAATAAAACCACCTTTCATTTTCTATATATATTATATCAAATAAAAGATGGTTTGTCAAGTAATTTTATTAATTTTATTAAATTATTTTAATAGCCGTATTCTTGCGCCCAATAATATGTTCCATTATCCTCATATATTGATATTGCAACTTTTTCAAAATCTTCATAAAGAATATTATCTCTATGAGTTGGGCTGTTCATCCAAGCCTCTACTACATCATTGGTGTTATCAAAGCCAAATGCGAGATTTTCACCGCCTTGTATTCTACTATTTACCGTATACCATTGTGTTCCATTTGGTCTAGTGTGAGAAAATTTTTGTGAACATTCCTTTGCTCTAACGTGAGCCACACTTTCAAGATTGATATCCCACGCAAGTTCATCAAGTCCTGCCTCTGCCCTTATATCATTTACAATATTGCTTGTTTGTAATGCCACAGCCCTTAATCCACTATCGTTTGCAGATTCGGCAAGTGCAATTGCTTCATTGTCAAGATATATAGTAGTATCATTTTTAATTTCGGCAGAAGTTCTTTTGATACCATTATTATCAATTCCATCACAACTTATAAAACTAATACAATAAAGAAAAACAATAAAAAATAATACACATACCGCACAAATTCGTTTTGCCATATTTCCTCCTTTTAGTTAAATTTTTTGACTATGGAATAATTTTTTAATATTTCTTCTTGTTCTTCAGAATTAATCCATTCGTCTTTTTCATTTTTTTTACGTTTGTATTGAATATTAAATACAGCCTTTATTATATCCCCACTATCACAAGGGTTATAATTATAAGCACTACGTTTTACTTTATTTTGAAAATATTCACCGCTATTAGGATGATATATTGTAACAAATTTTGTTCCGTATTTATTAGTTTCAATATTTCCAACTACATAAATGTTATTAGGTATTGTATTGTCAATTATATCGGTATAACCTAATATTCCCATATCATATGAAATACGTTCTATATTAGTTATCGGTTTATATGGGAATTTATTACATATAACCTCTATAATCTTTAACATAATACCGCTAATTTGCTTTTCTGTGGCTTTTTCAATATAAGGGCTAATATCCTCTATAGTTATCCCATAAGTTTCTAAATCAGCCGATTTGAGCGTTTTACGCTTACATAACGTAATGTATATTCCGAATTGTGCTAATAGATGGTTTATATCTCCAAACTCTCTAAAGAAATCTATTTTGATAAGTTTAACCACTTCATTCTTTTGAGCAAGTTTGTTTGTGAATATATCATCTAATAATTCTACAAAGTTAGAATATATTTTATCTTTTAATGTATATAGATTATTACCGCAATTAGTTCCTATATTTTTAATTGAACCTATACCCTTATAAATTATGTGGTTTTCGGTATCACAACCATATTCTGATGTGGAATATCTAAATATCGGTGATTCAATTTTTATACCCTTACTTCTGGCAAGTAAAGCACCATTATTTATATCTTCGTCATTCTTTGCACAGTTAAGGAAACTTGTAATAAATTCTACGGGATAATAATATCTTAAATATCCCATAAGATAACCTAACATAGCATAACTCATTGCGTGGTTATATCCGAAAGAATAACCGCTTGCGTCCTCTATTACTTGAATAAATTTCTTTGCCTCTTGTTCTGCTATCTCTTTAGGTTTATTTGATTTATTACAATATCCGTTTAATATTTGCGGTAATGCTTTATCTATTTTATCTCTTTGTTTTTTACCTATTGCACGTCTGATATTATCAGCTTCTGAACCGCTGAACCCACAAACCTCTTGCAAAAATGCAATAGTCTGTTCTTGATATACAAGAAATCCATAACTGTCCGATAAAAGATTATCTATTAATTCACTTGGATTTTTATTACATTCTCTATTATAAACTTGTTCACGATAACTTTCCCCGCTAGGACGTAAACAAGCAGAACATAAACATAAATCTTCCATAGTTTCAGGGTGCATTTTCTTTACGGATTGTTTAGCAAAATCTGATTCAAATTGAAAGATTGCTGTACTATCTTGTGTTATATCATTAAATACGTCCTTATCATTCCAATTTACTTGATAAGCCCTTGGAAAATGTTCACCGATAAGATTACAGGTTTTATCAATAACACCTACGCTTTTTAATCCTAAAATGTCAAATTTAATTAATCCAAGACTATGACATTCTTCCATATCAATAGGTAATATTTGTTGTTCATCAGTACCATAAAACATACCGTAATTGTCGGCTAAAGTTATAGGACTAACTATTAAACCTGCGGGGTGTTGTGATTGTGACACTATACATTCTATAAGACCGTCATAATAGTAAAAAAGGTCTATATATTTTTCTTTTGTCTTTTGTGGGTCTTTATCAAATTCATCTTTTATTTGTTTGATTTTATCTAATGTATATTCTGTATTATCATTAGTTTTTACCCTAAAAGCCTTACCTATAACATCTATAACGGCTCTACTTTTTAAAGTTCCTACGGCAAGAATATACGATGTATTTTCTTTCCCGAAACGATTTATAATATAATCATAAACCTTTTGCCTATTATCTTCATACCAATCAGTATCAATATCACCTGCCTCTATACGATACTCATTAGCAAAACGTGAAAAAACTGTATTCCATTTAATAGGGTCAATATCTGTTATATCTGAAATATAGGCTACTGTACTTCCACCGACCGAGCCACGACTAAATCCTGTTGCTATATTATTTTCTCTAGCCCAAGACATAATTTCAGACATTAAGAGCATAAAACCAATCATATTGATTTTCTTGAATACTCTCATTTCCTCATTAATATTTTCCCAATATTTAGGATTATCTTCTATTTCACCACGTTCTAATTTTTCTTGATATTTTATCTTTAAAGTTTTCCAAAGCATTTCCTCGTCTTTATCGCCATAAAGAACAGGATATTTATCTTTGGTGTCAAAATCTAATTCTTCTACACTATTAGCCATTATATTAGTATTTTCAATGGCTTTAAGTATAACATTCATAGGTAAAGAATCTTGTATTTTAAACGCCTCAATAAGTTCATCATAAGACTTATATGTTAAGTCACATTCGTTTTCTTCATCACCCCATACACCATCAGTTTTTCCATATTGTAAAACTGTACGACATTCGGCTTTATATGAATTAAGAGAATGGGTATCTGTTGCTGCTATAAGGGGTTTATTATAAGAAATAGACATATCATAAAGAAAACGATTGTAATCTATTTGTTCTTTCATATTATGATATTGTATTTCATAATAATCATATTTTTCTAAAAGTGAAATATATTTTAATCTACGTTCATTATCTATAACACCACTTTCCAATTCTTTTGCTATAATATTTTTATGAAATTTATTAAGGGGCGATTGAACACAAGCAGATATTTTAATTATATTATCACTTATATTTAAAAATTCATCAAATGTTAATCTAGGTTTATAATAAACATGGTCGGGTCTTGTAGATAAGAAATAAAGGGTATTAAGTTCTTTAAACCCTTCTTTGTTTTTTGCTATAAGAATTGTATGGTAATTATCTCTTATTTTTTCATTAAGTGTTTCAGTTAAATATATTTCAATTCCATGAATATATTTAACACCCTTTTCTTTACAATAAGCCCATTTAGACTGCCAATTATAAATGTTGCCATGTTTAACCGTGTTCAGTAAAGGCTATTGCTTTTTGCCCTAACTGAACACTATAATCAATGTAATCTTTATAGTTTGTACATGAATCTAACAACGAATCCATTGTATGTAAATGATAACAAACATAATTACTCATTTAATCACCTCCTTTTATTATTATATGCAAATTCTCCAAAATATTTTTCTTCCGCTTCTTCTCTCGCCTTTTTTGCTTCTTCTATAGTATTAAATATTCCTAAATGTATTCCTTTTCCATTTACCATTATTCTAGCAACAAATTTATTTTTATTATATTTATATATTTCTACACCTTTTATTCCTAATTTATTATTGATATTTGCTTTTCGATTTATTTGATTTGTTTGTTGTGTAGCAATTCTTAAATTTTCTTTTCTATTATCATTTCGACAATTATTAATATGGTCTATTATTGGTTTACTTTGATTGTGTAAATCTAATATATATCTATGTAATCTTATTGTTGATTTTCTATTTAATGAATTACTTATTAAATATCCTTGGTCATTTTCACACCAACACAAATCTTTAATTTTATCATAATCTTCTAAATCAAAATAAAACTCTTTGTTTGTATTAGTAGCCCAACCAATTCCATAATCAAAGGAAGTTATATCATATTTGTTTCTTTTTCAACTCATTTTGTTCTATAGGTTCTCCCTTATAAATAGTTTCGATAAGAATATTTTTGTCTGCATCAGATAACTCATTAAATTTGCGTTTTTGGCGTATATGAAACCAAGTATCTATTGGTATATTAATTATTATTTTCATTACTTATATCTCCATTAATTTATAACTTGTACAAGAGTCTAATAATGAATCCATTGTATGTAAATGATAACAAACATAATTATTATTCATAAAAACATCTCCCGTAATATTCATACGTTTTATTTTATATTTATTTTCATTCTCTTCTTTCTCACATATACCTTTAATATACATACTATCTTTAAAATAAATACCTACTTCTTCTCCAATTTGCCATTTAGGTACTTTTATTCTTATAATTGCGTCTACATAATTATCCATTATTATTACCTTCTATAAATTCTTTAAATGCTTTACTCAAATCTTCAAGATTATAACTTGAAATTATTGTTCTACTACAATGTTCTGATTCATAATAACCTAAATGATATTTACCCTCAAAAGCATCATAAAAATTATCTATATTTAACACTTTTATATTTGGTAAATAGAGTATAAATTTTATATTATTAACTTCAAATATAAATTCATATCCCCAATGATAACCAAATATATAATGGTCAGTTACAAGTTTTCTTTTATTATAATTACATTCAGTATCATCAATTATATCATAAATGATAATATTTGAAATCAACTTATATTTTTCTTTGGCTTTTTTATATTCTTCTACACCGTTTTTTTCTGCGTTATTATATTGATTGATAAATTCGGTTTTATTCATATGGATATAATTATAAAGATTTTTCCATTCCATATTAGTATAATGTAAATACATAGATTTAACAGTATCGACTAATTTCTCTCTTATAGTAGAGATTATAAAATTACTATCTATAATCTTCTTTTCTTCATTTTTAATTAGTTCTTTACATTTATTTATTGTTTCAAAATAAGTTATATCATTATTATTATACATATTTTCTCCTAAATCATATATAAAAATTTTTTGTTATAATATTCCATTCTTTTTGATTTATGCCACCACATAAATATTTTTCATATAAATTATAAATACATATTTTTAAATATAAATCATTATGTCAATCTTTAAATATTTCATTTTCAATAACTCTGCTATCAATTTCAAAATCTATATAATCTTGTAATTTTTTAATCGTTGTGGTGCTAACTTTATAACCACGATTGTATATCATTTCATATATAACCATATTACAGTATATTCTAAATTCAGATAAGTCGTAATCCATAATCTTATTTACAAGAATATGATTTGGAGTTTCCTTTTCATATATTGATTTAGATATTGCAACACATTCACGTAATTGTGATAACATTTGTCGTTTTGGTAAATATGGAATAAGTTCGTAATGCCAAAGTCTTATGATAATCACCTGCTTTCAAATTGATAACTATATTATATCATATTAATTATCATTTGTCAAGGTATTCATTTTTTTATCTTCACTATTTGTCTTAATATCCAATAAAAACCCACATACCATTTTAACCATGCCAATTCTAATCCTGCATATATTCCATCTCCATTATGATATAGAATTGTCGGAATAAAATAAATGTCTCTTGTATAACTTCCTCTTGTCATTCCTTATCCTCACTTTCCTGCATCTTTGCTCCACACCTCGGACAGCATTTGAAATCACTATGCACATCTAACCCACATGACGGACATATACGCATTTCCCCGTACTTCTGTGGTGTGACGGGTGGTAACTCATCCGCAACAAATTCATGTATTGTTATATCGGGAGCAGTAAATCCATACTTCATCATTCCTTGCCTAACCGCTTCACGGCTTACCGCGTCATCACACGGCTCTTGCTCCAAATAATTAAGAATATCTTTACACATCAATGAAATATTAGTTCCAAATGTATCAACTTTATCATTTTCATGCTTTTTCATGGTGTATTTTAGATTTCTAATAATTTCTTCTTTTGTCATTTTTATTACCTTTCATTTTTTTTATTATATATATTTGATACCTATATTATAACATAAAAAGAGTGGTTTGTCAACCACTCTTTAGAATATTTTATAATTTATATTTTATGCAAAAGGAGATTTCTTTGCTCCAAAAGGATTACTAGACTTGTTAGTATTTCCAAAAGGACTATTACCACCATTAGCCGCACCCTTTACACTCGGCTTAGATTCCGTTTTATTAGACTGACTATTCTTATAATCTTCAAGCCTCTTCTTATAATTATTATCAAGAATAATTTCACGTTCTTCAAGGGCTTTCTGAATAATTTCTGTATCATACTGTTCTGAATCCTCTACAAAATCAGCCGCCTTAATAGTCCATTCAATTCTTGTAAATCCCGACCTTACATTCTTTGCACCGCCACCAAATGTCTTTTTAGCATCTGATACAGTAGCAACAGAACCAAATGAGTGTCCTTCGATATCTCCACTAAGTTTTACAGTATCACCTGCTTTACAGAAAGAATTATCTATATCACTTGCGTTATAGAACATTTCTTTTGTAACTTCAATTTCTTCATCATCAATAATATTAGTCCACTTATCAAGCATTACAAAATTGAATACATCTACTCCGAAATAATTAGGAACAACAAGGTCAACAAGATATCTGCCTGTAGTGCTACCATTATTATCATATTCGTCAACTATATCTTTTATAACACCTTCAACTGTAAACATAGCACTATCTTCATCTGCTACATTTGTAGTGGAAATATAAGATACAGGAAGTTCATTATAAAATATAAGGTCACTTTGGTCTTTATTAAGAGCCTCATTAAGACTAAGTTTAGAACTTACCTTTACTCTTGTAGGTTCAGTAGTTCTTTTAAATTCATCTGTATTAACTATCTTTTTATTGATATCTACAAATGTAATCTTACCTTCTACCTTTGGAATAAGACCATCTGAAATCTTATTATATTCAAGATGTTTTGTCTGTTCATTAAATGATACATCATAACCAAATGCAGTCATAAGACCCTTAAATATCTTATTCTCGTCACCATTCTTCTTATGACGGATAGTGTCAAGGTATCTAAATGAATGTCGAATAGCATTACCATTAACCTCTACAATAAGATTACCACCTATCCAAGCAGAATGAATCTTTCTTGTTTCTCCGTCAATTTCACATTCTCTTTCACATTCTGATACTCTGATATCGTATTCAGATACTACACCAACTGTAACTTCATTATTTTCTGCCTGTCTAACTTCTACATCATTAATTGTCATAATATTTTTATCTCCTTGATTTTATTCTTCTTCTTCTGTTTCTTTAAATGGGTTATTTTCAGTTTCTTCTTCTACTACTTCTTCGGCAGTTTCTTCTTCGGATTCTGCAAGAGTAAATACACAATCCATACACATAGCCTTACCGTAAGTTTCCTTAGACTTTGCTACAATCTCTTCGGGTGACATTGTAGTTCCATCTTCAAATGTGTAAGATTTAATCTTCTTACCACAACATTCACAAGTGTAGATAGTAGGCTCAATGCCCTCATTCATCCATTCTCTAAGTGTCTTACCAAGTTCGGGTGTAATTCTACCAAACCAACCCTGTGAATCAAGGAATGTGTTATCCTTAATAATGGTTGCGTTATGTGTGTCTTTATCACAATCCATTACAAGCATAAACTCATATTCAAAATCATCACGTTGAACAGGTGCAAGACCAAGTTTTCTAACTGTACTCTTTCCTGTTTCGGGGTCTTTCTCCTGTACATATTCAGATTTAGACCTAAGTGTTACGATAACACCACAATTTAAATCCATAATTGTGTCGATAAATCTGTTCTGTACCTTACCTGCATCATTCCACGCTGAAAAATCTGTTTTTCCACGTTGACTTGATACCTGTTCCTTATAATCAAGGACACCACCTTCGCCCTTCCAACAATGTGAACCACTATCAATAATAATTATACCATCTTCACCAACAATCTTTTCGGCTTCACGCATAGCCTCAACATAGCGGTCAACTGTATAAGGTGGTTCAAGGTCACAATGTAAAAATTCACCTGTGCCAAGGTCAGAACGATTAGCATACATAAGCGCACGACCACGCTCTGAATCAATTACGGCAATCTTACCCCAATCTTCTGTCATACCATATGCGAGATAAAGAGCAGAGAGTGTTTTGCCACCACCACTAGCACCCGTTAAACAAATTCTTGCTTTAGATTTTTCTCTTTTTGCTTTTGTAAAATTAAATGCCATATTCTTATCCTTTCGTTATATTTTGTTAAAACTATTTTATTGGTGCAAGAATATTATACCATATTACTTTTAATTTGTCAAGATTAAAGTGAAAAATTACCTACAAGAGATACTTTATAACCACCACCAAAATCCTTTTCATAGGCTTCAAGTAAAGTTACAAAATTATCATAGGCATCTTCTACTTCTTTCTTTCTGCTTTCTTTCTTCTCATTCTCTACTTTCTTTGCTTCTTCAAGAATATTTTTTCTCTTTTTTTCAAGTTCTTTAATTTCTTCTTCAATTTTTAGTAATTCATCTCTTTTTAACATATTATAATTTACACTCCTTTCTTTAAATATGTTAAATGGGAAATGGTGGAATTGAACCACCTTTAATTGTAGATTTACGTTCACGGAAAGGGAGGCTTTATTTTTTTTATTTGTTTCTACAATACCATTTTTCCCTTGTGCAGTTCCGATAACGAAGATAATTCTCATTACATTTCTATCGAATAAAATAGATAACGTTTCTCGGCATTGTCATTCTCTGTGTGGTGTCCTGCTCTCTCACACATCAGTCGGGAGCGACCCGACATACCATCTCGGATAAGGATTTGCACCTTATATGGTTGCTTTCATCTAGAATGTGCTGAACAACCTCTTGCATCCCTTGCACTCAATGTCTACCTATTCCATCACCGAGATTATATTATACCACATACTATTGTATTTGTCAATAGTAGATTTATCGAATTAACGTGACATAATGGGATATTTGATACCAAGGACTTGAACCTTGAACCTTCCACTCGGCATACGGGTGAACGTGCTATTCACTTACACCATATCATTCAATATTCATACTCTTGTATTTGTTAATAACGTTGCGCTTACGTTCCCACCCTCACACGACATTAATCGTTCCCTTAATACTACCATTTGAATATTGTCTACTGTATTAACGTTTTAACAGTAGAACGGGTGTGGTAGGACTTGAACCTACGACTCACGGTTTAACAGACCGTTGTTCTGCCAACTGAACTACACACCCAAATTTGTGAGAAAACGTATCTTCTTTATGAAGCACCAACTCTCACTGAATACCTGTGGGAAACCATTAATATTATATAAACAGGTATTCTTTTTCGTCTATATGAACATTCCCAAGTTCATACGTTTAAGTAGTTGTATACCTACTTGACACCGCCTATTTGAGCGTTATCCTTAATGGACTACGGAATTTTACCGTACAAGAACCTAGCATAAGCGATTTAAGCATATATCATTAACCCGATATTCTAGGGCATATGCTAGACCCTGTTAGCCTTGTAGGTGACTAACGAACCAATCTATAAGAGGAGGTAAAACGTAAATGAGAAAAACGTCAATAGCCTTTATCTTATGTATATATTATACCATTAATTAGAACAAATGTCAATACCCTTTTTAATAAATTCTTCAAAAGTTAACATAGGAATATATCTGTTATATGCTTTGGATATTTTTTCTCTATCTTTGTTTATTATATTAATATAAGGTTGAATTATATCTTTAGCATTTTCAATATCAACTTTACCATTGATTAACATAGTTCTATATTCTTTTGCATCTTGTTCTAATCTTTTCTTATCCATTTATTTAATATCTACTTTATATCCCATATCTTCAAAATACTTTTTCTTATCCTGTTTGTCAGTATTAAGAACAATTACTTCAAACATATCCATCTGACCGTTTCTAAGTTCTTTTCTACAAATAAGTTTTGCTCTAGTTTCTTTCTTCATATTTTCTCTCCTTATATTATTGTAAGGTTGGGTGAGTAGTTTCAACCTCACGATACTACTATGGATTGCGTAGACTTTATTAATTTATCATTGGTATTTACCAACGCTGTGTTCACCCCACAGACGTTCCACGGACGTAGTCATTATTGTCTTGAGTGGATATTATTGCTTTCCTACCAACCTTACACGTATATTATACCATATAAATTGTTATTTGTCAATACTTGTATCAAAATAATTTTTAGCAACCATTATATAATATTCATCCTCGTGATTAAATACACATAAAAATGTATTTCCACTACCCACATATTTATAAGGTTCTTCGGGATGACGTTTAAGCCAAACGATTGATTCTTTAATCCGAGAAGTTATTTCATTATTATCAATTTTAACTGCTCCTTTATTTTCATCAAAATGATAAAAACTTTTAGGAAATTCAATATTTTTTTCTGTCACAGGAACACTAACAATACATCTATGATTACAACAAGGACAAGTAACTGATTCTACTCCGTTTTTATCTACATAAATATCATAATCTTCATATACAAAGACAGAATTACATTCTTCACAAATATATTCTTCTTCTATTATATTTTCTTGAACATTGTTATTTTTTATAACTTTCATATTTTATCTCCTTAATATTTTACTAATTGATAAAGACTTATAGACAAATCTCTTTTCCATTGTGTATGTTCTAATGCTTTATCATCAATAGGTGTATTCGTCCAATCTTGTATTTCTTCTCTTGGATTACCTGTTCTCCATACATCTAAATCATTAACAAAAAATTTGTTAAGAATATCCATTGAAAAATGCCAATTAAATGTAGTCATCCAAGGAGCATATTCGATACAATAATCTTTATATTGTCGAGTCTTTTTATCAATACACCTTACAACACAATGTAATATTCCACCACTACCATCTTCATATTCTTCCCAACGTGAACTTATTTGTCTAACTTGTACTCTACCTAACCATAAATTATCTTCGTTAAGTGCTTTATTTGCTTCTCTTAATTTTCGTGTAAACTGTCTTTGATATTCTTTTCTAAGTTTGTTTTGCATATATTACCTCTTTCTAAATACACTATTAACAGTCTTAGGTTTATATTTTATAACTTTAAAATCTTCTATAATCATTTGATTATTTTTATAACCTTTATATTCATTAACAGATAACGTACCAACACAAGATAAACACATTTTTTCTGTTTTTATATTCTCATAAAATTCATTATCAACTATATATCCAAGTCCTAAATCTGCTTTTTGTTGTTTGGTAACATTAAACAATAATAAATTAAGTCCATTATTGATTATCTTTACAGTACATTTATTAGAACCAAGTATTTGTATGTCGTTTGGATAATAAATAATATCGTGTATTTCAAATAATGGTTTAGGTATTCCATACCCCCATAAAACGTCCAAATTTGCCCCAAATAACTCATAAATAGAATTAGGTATAGTGTTTATACTATAAGACCTTAAAACGTCTATATGAGGCTCATATGAGATTTTTATGTTATTATAATATTCTACAAGTGACTCAATATTATCTTTATTGATAGAAACACCACAACTATTTTCGTGTCCTATAGCCCATTCTACTAATTCATTGCTATCCAAATCAGACCTTAAAGGAATTGGACTACGCAAACTACCTAATAATTGATTATCTTTTATCTTACCAACTATAGTAGGCTTACCGCCACACAAATTCATTATTTTTCCTGCAACTAAACCACTATAACTTCTAGGCATATCATCACAAGATAGAACCACTATATTATTTTTATTAGCATTTTTTATATTGTCTTTATTATTATTTATAATATTGTCAACAAGTGTTATTTGATTTTTATGACATTCTTCACATAAATCTAAAATATCTCCTATATCTTCACACTCATATGTAAAACATTCTATTACTTTTCGTTTGAGTTCTTGATTTTCTGTTCTGATAACAGAATTAAATTTTGGTACTATCTTAAAAGATATATCTCTTTGTGTATATGATTTATTACCTATAAATCTTAAAAAAGTAGATTCCAAAAAAGTATTCAATACGCAATCTATAGTTTCTAATCCAAGATGATAAAAATTTCTATTCTGTTGGTCTGCCATATTCATAGAATCAGATATTAGACTTAAAGCAACTAAATCCATATTCCAATGACACCAATCATTATTAAAATAATTGTCTAATGACTTACAAAACATATAAGTGACTAAACAACCACTTCCATTTTTTGAAATATTTTTATTCTTATCTGATTGATTATTTATTAAAATTCCGTTTTCTATTGGCGTTTCAATATCGTGATGGTCTAATACTAATATATCAAGACCTTTTAATTCATTTGCTTTATCTCTATCATTAGTTCCACTATCGGGTATTATTATAAAACCTCTAGGATTAGATTTAATTTGTTGAAATATATTTTCATCCTGTAATCCACGTTCTTTGCCATTATGAATTAATATTTCTATATCCCAATCTTCTTTAAGGGCTTTCATATACATATAAATAAAAGCCGTACTTGTAATTCCATCTAAATCTGAATCACATATAATATATGTTGGTGTTTTGAAATTATAATGTTTGATAAACATATTTCTTGCTTTATCCATATTATAATAATCAAACCAATTATCTATTTCGGGTTTTTCAAAAGGTATATGTGGTTTTATAAACTCTTTAACATTCTCAACCCCACATTTTTTTAAATAAGAATTTACTGTTATTTCTTCATTATTTTTAAATATTTCATTAATCTTCATCTTGTGGTTCTCCACATATTAAATCAATTTTATCGTATATAATTTTATAAAGTTCATTTGGTATTTTACCTTTATATTGTCTTAAATGATTTTTTAATCTTTTATTATAAAATTTATTTCTTTGATATAATGCGTCTTTTTTAGTTTTAAATTTACATTTTTTATTACCTAACTGAACAGTATAATATTTTTTATTATTATCTTGAATAGTATGAATTGTATCTTTATATGCGTATACAAAACAAGAATTAATCTTTTTAGGAACTAATAAACAATTTTTAGGTGAATAAATTTTATTATTTTTAAATAAAATATCTTTATCTAAACTTAATGATTCGTTTAATTCATAATAATTTTTAATATACCAATTCCTAAAATTTTTAAAATTATGCCATTCTACACATACAGAACAGTTTTTATATGTAGGAGATTCTTTTAATGATTTTTCATCATAACATCTTTTTAACATAGAAAACCAAGTTTTATATGCTTGTTTATCTATTTTATTATTAAGTTTCCCCGAACATTCACCTATATAACCTATTCCATAAACATAAGGATAAAAAGGATTTTTGACTTTCCCTTGTATAAAAGCGTGATAATTTGTATGAACTATAGATTTATGTTTATCTTGAAATTGAATATATATATCTTTTTCATTTATATATTCAATTATTTTCATTTTATAATTTCCATAGTTATTAATCTTTTCTTCTCCTATTCTAAAAATTTTAGTAGTAGGATAAACTTTATTCTTCGTTTTCATTATTAATTATATTACACCCCATTAAATCACATAATTTTTTATCATCTTCTGTAGTAAATAAAGCATAGTCCATTTTAGCACATCTTTCTTCTTGTTCTTTACTACAGTTCTGACAACATATACATATATAACACTTAATCGACTTTTTCATTATTATACTCCCATATTAATTTATAACTTAATCAATAATAATTCTTTTCATAATGTTATTATATCATAAAAGACACTTAATGTCAAGTGTCTTTTAAAATATTTTATAAACTTATTTCTATCCCTTCTGTCATTGCTCTCATTTGTAGAATATTAAGATAAGTATTCATTGCATCAAGTTGTGTCTTTAACAAATAAATGCTACTTATAGGTGTAAATTCAAGTTTTCCCGAATCATAATCTATTATCATCTTTAATAACTTATCTCGTCTGATTTTGGTCTGATAATATTCAGCCTTGAATCTATCTTTATAATCCTTACTTATCATAAGTTTACTAGTGTCAATTAATTCCATATTATTTATATCTTCTTTCTTAGTGATATTTTAAAAGAAATTCGTTATCTACTGCTTTAAAACTAAATTGTGGATTCTGTTCTGACCTTAAAACAATTCCTTCTCTCATTCCACCATCAATCTCAGATTCACCACCTGCAATAGAAAGTAATTCATCACAAGTATCGGGCAATACAAAACCTGTTTGTAAAATAGGAACTGTAGGAATATTATAACTATCTAAAATTTCTTTCATTTCAGAATAAGTATATCTAGGTCTTGTAGAATCTACAAAAGTAAACGCTCTGAAATCAGTTCCTTTAAGTCCATAATCTCTTTTTTGAATATGATTACCAAATGTTTCACCTTGCAGATAACACCATTTAATATCTCTATGATTATTCATATAATCAGTTAAAGACATTAGAATATTATATTGTTTATCACTAGCCATATAAGGATTTTCTATATCTTTATAATATTCACCCTCTTTAACTTTTGTACCATCAAATACAACTACATTTCTAGAACAAATATAAACTTGATATTTATTACCATGTAATCTTTCAATAGCATAAGTACTTGACGTGCCATCTATCTTTTCAGTAATTTCATATGTTTGTGATTTGTCATTAAATATGCTCTGTGGTTCATTTTGACATCTTTCTTCGTCTGATTTAACAACAAACCACGGATAATTCTTTTTCTTTTTATGAACTCCAAAGATTACAAAAATTAATTTTCTAAACCAATTAAATCTCATTAAATATTTTACAATTCTATTTTTCTTGATTTTATTAAAACTAGATTTATATTGTGGTTTATCATTTGCCTTGCGTTTATTATCTTCGTCATCTGCATATTTAACATTTAAAGTTTCAGTAAGAAAATCACCTATATTATATTTATCATAATCAAGACCACATTCTTCAAGCCGCATAATAAGACCTTGACTAATAAAATTACCCTTACCACCAAAGGTATATTTCTGTGTTTTAATTTTACCTTTACATTTTTCAAGAAACTCAAACATAGGTTGGGTTGTATCTAATTTAGAATCAATTTCAAAATAAACACATTTATCACCAACTTTAAATGTATTTTTACGAACCATAACGTGCCAACCATCTATACTAGCACTTTCACAATTATCAGACCCAACAATAGGGTCAATAGATTTAATTTCTGCGACATATGCAAGTTCTCTAATATTTTTACTATTAAGCATATATTCTCCTTTCTTAACATTTTTCTTTATTATAACATATTAATTATTATTTGTCAATATTTTCTGTTATTTTCTTTTCAAGTTTTGTCTTAGGAACTTTTATTATTTGATTGTCCCAAGTAGTAGTATAACAATCATAAAGCCTACCTGTACCTAAATCTACATTAACCCATACTTTACAATTTTGCGGATAACTACCAAATCTAACTTTATACATATGATATATATGTGTAGCGTGCGGTAAACCAAATCCACGATATCCTATTTCTTGTTCAAGTATTTCTCTTGCTTTAATTTCTTTAGGTCTTAATGGTAAAAATACACCACCAATATCAAGTTTATTTGCAACGGCTCTTGAACCCGCTATTGATTCAACACCTATTGCTTCTACGCTACCTAAATTAGCATTTGTTTGTGTAGCGGTATAAACAGGTATATCATAAGTTCTTGCCATTAATTTAAGAAAATCTGATAAATTTGCTAACACTTGGTCGGTTCTTAAACCGACACCACCATTAGACTTAACCATTTCTGCGTTAATAGCACCACCATCTGCTATATAATCATATGCAAGAAAATCTATTTGATAATCTAATATATGCTCTTTTAATGTTTGTTCAATACTTTTTTTTGTAAAATTAGGCATATATGACAAATGAATATTACTATCTTTTAATATTTTAATAGCCTTATCTATTCTATAATTTTCATCTTCTGTATATTTACCATTAAGTATTGTATTAAAATGAACACCACTTATATATGCTAAAAATTTAACAGATAATTCAGATATATTATCCAACTCAAACTGAATATATAATGCACCATTTTTTGTTTGACAAGGATTATCTATAAATTGTTTAGTTTCATAATCCCATATTTGTCTTGCACATAAATTACAAGTTTGTGCTATAGCAAGTGTGCTTTTTCCACAACCCGATGGACTAGAGAAACAAGTTAACTGACCATCTATCATTCCCCTTGTAACTGTATTCATTAATTCAGAACAAAAAGAATGACCAAACATAGGTTCTTCTTGTAATAATTCTTTAAGTTCTTCTAATCCTGTACCTGCTTGTGTTTCCTCAATATCACGTTCTCTTTGTAAATATAATTTATCTATCTTGATTTTAATGTTATCATAATAATTAAGTATATCTTCTATTTCATACTTATTAACATTCTCTAAATTAGTTTCGTCTGTTTTTTCTTCATCCCAAAAATTAGTTATATCAAAACCATTTTCTTTATAAGACCTAAGACAAGATAACTTTTTAAAGTCTTTATAATAACCTTCAAAATTTTCCATATCTGTAAGTTCTATAATAGTTTCAATATAACTATCTCCGTTATTATCAAGATAAACATTATATTGTGCAGTATAAGGTTTTAAAAATTCATTAAGGTCAAATATAGAAATAGATTTATAACCATTAACTGCAAGATTATAAATACTTATAAATAGTATCTGATGAAACTTATTTATCTTAAATTCACTTTTATTAAGTTTATATTTATCTTCAAGGCATAATGTAGGATTTTGTACTAAACACCCTAATAATCTATCTGTAGTTGAATTAGAATATGGTAAATTCATTCTGTACTCCTGTTGTTGATATTACTTTTCTATCACTTGAATAGTTTTAAGTATACTAATTGCTAAATTATAAGCAGTTAATAACTCTTCATCTTCAAGGACTAAATCACAATTACTACAATCTCTATTACAATCTTTTCCAATATTACGTTTAATACATTGCTTTTCTACTTCAAATATTTCAATTATTCTATTTATCCCCATCTTCCTCTCCTATCAGTTCTATATTCTCTTCTAATTCTTTTGCACAAAATGGACAATATTTAATATTTTTAATCATAGGGTGCATAAATTTTATATTCCAATCTTCATCGTTAGTTTTTAATGAATATAATAACCAACTAGGATTATCATAAGGTAACCAAGTTCCATATCTAATAGAGCATGGTTTAAAACTTTTTTTATTATATTCTAAAAGTTCTTTACATCTATGAGTTATTTTCTTTTTCTTTTGCATTAATCTAACCAACCCCCCTATCAATCTACATTTAACTTTCCAGTCTAACTGTTCAAACTGAACAATACGATTATATTCATCAATATAAACAAGCCATAAATCTTTATTAATAAAAGTATTTGTTTTATCAGCCGTTTCCAAAAGTGTCATATAACGATTATAGGCTTCACCATAAGTGTCAAACTTTTCTAAATCTTTAATCTTAGGGTTATAATCATCAAATTCGTATCTACATACACCAAATTTATTCATTGTCAAACTCCATTTCTTTATATTTTATCTTTCTATCTTTTGATTTAACGATGATTATTGTATCATCTGTATAATTATCAGCAGAGTTACTTACCTTTTGACATTCGTTATAATAAAGTTCTGCCTCAAGTGCATATACATCAACAAGAGATAAAGGATTCCAATGTGATTCTGCACATATAAGATTTAATCCTAATATTTCTTGCATATACCATATTATATATAATATAGTTTCATAAGTCCAATTAGGATTAGCGTTTAATAAATTGGTCGTGTTTCGCATAAGTATTTGCCACGCAATTTTTTCTTTGTTCCAACCATATTTATTAACATATAAATCTTGTATAGCGTCTGTATATGCTCGTCTATCACTACCTTCTACACTTTTATAACTATGTTTACTTACGTTCTTTTTCTTTTCTAATGCAGATAAATAATGATTTTCATTACAATAGTATTGTCCTTTTTGAATACTATATGCAGTTTCTTTATTAATCTTCTTTTTACAATATTTACAAATTACCTCAGACATTTTTACCTGCTTCTCTTTGTATAGTTTTTATAATTTCAGTAGAACAACTAACCATAGTACCATCAATTCTAATTGCTCCATTATCTTTAACAGGACAATTTTCGCATTGATAATGTTGTTTACATATTTCTGCTAAAGCCATAGTAGCGGCTTGACCATTACCTAAATTAAAATTAATATTCATTTTAATCTCCTCTAATTTTCAAATATACAATCGGGGCAAGTAATATATTCATCAACAAACATATTAAAGTAAATACTTTTATCATTTGTATTACTAGAACAATTATGTAATTTTTCAATTCCATAATAACCATAAGGAAAATCCGCTCTAAAAAATCTTCCATCTACTTCATCATAACCAAATTTACTAAATTTTTTACATTCTTTGGCTAATATGTCAAAATCTCCACCAAGGTTATGACAGATTTTTATTGCAAGTTCTATACGTTCTTCAACTTTTTCAGACCAATTTAAACGTATGTCATAAAGTAAACAATATACTGCATATATCATTTCATCTCTATTCATTCTTCTACCTCCAACTTACCATCATAATCAAAGTTCTGATTGATGGATATTTGTGACGCATATGTTAATTCTAAGTCCATTTCTTCTTGTTCTGTAACGTCAAAAAGAAACTGAATGGTATAAACATATATTTTATTTTTTGGTGGAAATATTTTAACTACATATGTGTGGTTATTTTTAAGTCCATTTTTACTATGTTTTTTGTATTTAAGTTCCATAATTATAACCTTTTCCATTATATTATATCACACTTTATCTTTATTGTCAATAGTAAATCTATTTTTTGCTACATTAAAATATTTTGTATCTAATTCTATTCCTAAGAATCTACGATTGTTTTCTTTACAAGCAAGTGGTACTGTACCACTACCCATAAAGCAATCTAATATTAAGTTATTTTCATTAGATAATAATTTTACTAAGTAAGATATTACTTTTATATCTTTCATAGTAGGGTGATACTTACTACTTTGAACAGTAGTATTTATAACACATTTCTCCAAACTATTTATTCGATTAAAAGTCCATTTAGTAGGTTTATTTTTACTATTATATATTCCCCATAATGCAAATTCAACATCATTTACAAACATTCTATCTCTATTAAAAGGTGCAGGATTAGATTTACTTAAAACCAAGCATCTTTTTATTGTAATATTATTTCTTTCACAAGCATTTTTAATTTCACTTAAATTTTCCCAAGCATTAAATATAATAACATTTGCATTTTCTTTTAATATTCTTGGAAACTCATTTATATAATTTGTTAAATTAAATCCTTTATCCCATTCTCCAAAATCCATGCCTATTCTACTTTTATTTCCCATAGTAGTAAAATTATTAGGTCTTGAAATATTATAAGGTGGGTCTGTTATAACACAATCTATAATATCATTATCTAAAGACTGCATAACTTTAATACAATCTTCGTTAATTAAAATTCCTCTCTCTCTCTCTCTCTCTCTCTCTCTCTCTCTCTCTGAATCAATATCACAATAGAACATATCTAAATCCTTATACTGAAATAACTCATTAAAATTCATTATAATACCTCTCTCTCATTAAATAATTTCATAAACACATCTTGACCTTTATCTGTCGGACTATCACAATAATCTAATATATTATCTTTATCCCATATAATTTCAATTGTTTTAGCATATGGTCTAATAATATCAATTATCTTATTAATTTTCTTTTCCCACATTTTATATTCAGCATCATCAATTGTATGATACTGTTTATCTAGTGATATTATATACCTATCAACACCTAATGTCAATAGTAATTTTAATTTTTGTTGTGAAAAATTCATACCAAATAACCCTACACATATATTTGGCATATCAAAATTATCTGCTTGCATAACAGATTTTGGTGATTCTACAAGTATAACAGATTTAGACTTCTCAATATTCACCTTATTGTAATTAAGACCAAATAATTCTAAACCCATTTGAAACTTATATTCGTCACCATTTAACATTCTTAATGGAATATATTTCATTCCATCGGCTATTAAATCGGGATTAGTATTACGTGAGTGCATACCAACTAAATCACCATTGATATTACGCACAGGAATAACTACTTGTTGAGTTCTATTATACCATTTAATTTGATATTTTTCTTGTATTTCTTCTGTTATACCTTCTTTTATCCAAGGGGTATAACAACAATCTTCTAATTCAGAAAGTATAGAATTAGAATATATTTTATTTTCAGAACATTTATGTTCTTTGGTATAACGTAATAAATTCTGCCAATTGTAGATATTGTTATTAACTTCTTTAACTTCTTCTTTAAAATTAAAATCAATACCACATTGTTCACATATCCATTTCATTGACCGATATATTGAACACGGCTCATCTATAAGTTCTCTACGCTTTTTAACGAGACTTAATAAAGAATATGAACAACCACATTCACTAAAACAAGTGAAATATTTATCTTCTTCATTAAATGCAAGATTATATTTTCCACCATCTATATTATGACATATGGTATTAAAACGACTACCATTATATGTTGCACCAAGTTTACGCATTATATTATGGTAGTCTTGTATTGTTAGTTTTTCGTAAAGAACTTCATTTATAAATTCATTAAATAATTCTCTGTCTTTTTCTGTCCATTTACTCATGACTTTCAGATAGTATTTCTTCTTTTGTTATATCTTTCTTAAATATCTTCTTAGGTTTAGTTGCTCTAAACTTAACACTCTTGCCCTTTTTAGGCTGAATAATATGGTTAAGTTTACCATTAACTAGAAACTTAATTGTCATATTTCTGTTTGCGTTCATATCATATCTCCTTTTTTATTTATATTATATCATATATAATCTTTAATGTCAATATTATTTTTATCATTAATATTATAATTGTTTAACTTTTCTATTAATATTGTATTCTTAATAGCATCATCAATAGCATCTTTTTCTGTTTCGGATAATATATTTTTCATCATAATTAACATTGTTTCTAATACGGCTTTTGAATATTCATTTGTTATTTTACCATCTTTATATTTTATTATTTCTCTTTCTTTGTCCATTCGTTGATTACTTGTTGAATTACTGCTCCTACTGCTATTCCTATCCCGAACATCAGATAAACTACTACTATCCAATACAGGCTGTCTTTCAGCCATATTTTTATTATTAACATTATCATTTCCCTTGTCATGTAAACCTCTTCCAATTAGTATTCCTATGCCCAAGAATGTCGCACTAAACCACATACCCATTAGTCCTGCGAATAACCATACTTCATACATATACTGTCACTCCTTATCAATAATCCTGCTTACTCCGACACCTACCAAAACCCCAAACAGGAAAGCCAAAAACATTGCATAACCTACTATGTAACCCATACTCCCACGCTCCTTATCTGTATTTGTCGATAACTCTCAATACGTAGTTCTGCATATCCATTGCACCCATTTGATAATCTTCCTGCGTATCGTCTGATTCCCAATGTTCTATCTCATCCCTTATCTTACCCAGCACATCATCGTTATCAAGTGCTTTGCATAATCGCTTATAGTCTCTATCTTCAAGCATTCCTTTGTATCGCAAACCGCTTAATTTCGCTCTTAAACTATGTGGCATCTGTTCGCTCCTTATCTGTATTTATCAAGTATCTCAAGGACTATATCAATCATTTCATTTTGTTCGGCGTGAATAACCTTGTCATCCTTGTACTCGGCTATCTCGGCTCTTATCTTGTCAATCACATCTGCCTTGTTTGCCTCTTTACTATCCTTTGCACACATTTCAACCGCTTTATCTGCGTTTTTGCCGTATATTAAACATTCGTCATTTCCAAGATTTTTACATTTTCTGCAATCTACTTCTATCATCACTTACCGCCTTTCTGATATGGGTTGTTCCACCAATCCAATGGATATGTTTTTATCATTCTTTTATATATCCACGAAATAGTATTTTTTTTTCGTTGAGCATCACTTTTGCTTCGGGGAACATTGCCTTTATCACATCTCCATTTGTCGCATTGTCGGGTATAGGTATACCGTTGGCAATTCGTATAAGTGTTTCCGCTACTTCTACGGGCAATATTCGTAATTGTTCGTTATTAAGGTGACAAATTCCCTTATAATCTTCTTCGAGTATATCAATTATCAGCTTCATACTTCCCCACTTTCCTGCATCTTCGCACCACATTTCCAACAATAAGGCACTATTGTACCCTTCGCATGAATATCGGAACATTGACACTCTGAACATATAAAGCGGTAGTTGTCATTCTCAACATCTTCTTTATTCTGTTCGTCTGCTAATATCCACTTCCCCGACTTCTGCGTTACGGAAGATATATTCCTTAATGCTGATGATATTCTCTCGTTTGTCCAATAGCCACTATCATCACTTTCTATTGCATTTGCCAAATCAATTAATCTATCTTCACGGCTTATCGCATCGTCACACGGCTCTGACTTCTGTTTGGGTTTGTAAAGTGACTTACTTCCACCGCACACCATATAGCAAATATCTGTTCCGATTAGTTTGCAATTACCACATCTCTTATCATTCTGCTTTTGCCGTTCTTCGTAATCGTGTATCTTCCTTGAAGCCGTTGCAAAATCATCGTGATAGTCTATCTGCTCTGCATCATCACACGGCTCTTGCTCATAATCGAACCTTGCTTGTTCATATCCATTA